ACTAACTTAGATGGCAGATATCAAAGTCAGAGTTGGACAACAAAATGCCACAAAGGTGATTTCATCTCTGGCAGGTTCCCAAACTCTATCACTATCAGAATTGAGTGACGTAAATGCTTCCGCTTTATCAAACGGGATGGTATTAGTATATAATGGTGTAACGAAAAAATTTGACGCAACGTTGGAGTTGACTCCAGGTGCAGCACAGAACTTAGACATCAATGGGGGTAACTTTTAATGGCCAGTATTATTAGAGTCAAACGATCCTCTGGTACTGCAAAACCAGGTAGTTTGAATTGGGGTGAAATGGCATATGTAACTGGTATCGGCAGTTACGGTGGCACAAATCAATACAAGGACAGGGTATTTTTAGGAGATGACGGTACAAACGTTAATCCAATTGCTGGACACTACTATACATCTATGATGGAGCACACACCTGGTGCTTTAGCAGGTGTAACAAACTCTAGAAATAGTGATGGTGGTATAGTTGCTGTTGTTGATAGTAATCGAAAAATAGATGTATGGAATGTAGATAATATTACTTTAGATGCAAATACAATTTCATCATCTGATACCGATGGAGATTTAATTTTAAATCCAAATGGTTCAGGTGAGGTAATGGTTCCTGATGACACCAAACTTGGATTTGGTGGAGGTGCAAACGGAACAGCAGCTGCTGATGCAACAATTGAATATGATGAGAATGGTAATGATAAATTAAGATTTGGTGGAGCAAACTTATCAACTATTCAAGTAGTTTTTGACGGAACAACTCAGTCAACGTCAAAAGATACTGGTGCGGTAGTTTTAGAGGGTGGTCTTGGTGTTGAAAAAAATGTATATGTTGGTGGTGATTTAGTTGCTGATGGAAGTAATGCAAGATTAGGAAACATTAAAATTTCTACTAACGTTATTTCATCACTTGCTGGAGCAGACAATAAGATATTCATTGACCCATATCCAGATGGATTGAGTAATGAAGGTGACGTTATCATCAAGGGTAACTTACAAGTTGATGGTACAACTACAACAGTTAACTCTACCCAATCAACTGTAAATGATCCAATTATGATGGTTGGTGATGTTACAAGTACTAGAACTGTATTTGCAACAATTGCAAGTGGTGTCTCAACTGCTATCTTAGATGATGTTGCTGGAATTGCAGTAAATGATCTTGTTCAAGGAACAAGTTTACCAAGTGGTGGAACAACAACTATTACTGCGGTTAATACTGGTGTGAAGATGATTACCTTTACAGGTACAACAACTTCTGGTATTTCAACTGGTGCTCAGTTTACAATTACTCACGCTACAGATACTAATACAGACCGTGGATTAAGTTTTAAATACAACACTGGTATAGGAACTGCGAATACAGATACAGGTTTCTTTGGATTAGATGATAGTGTTTTAGCGTCTAGCACTGCTGGAACAGGAAATCACGGAACTCATGGTGATAATAGTCGTGTATGGACATATGTTCCTGATGCTACAATTACCGCTGCTGTTGTTTCTGGTACTAAAGGATTTTTAGATATCAAAGGTATTTACTACCAGTCAGGAAACTTTAGTTCTGGTGGTGTAGTATGGTTTGATGATAAAGGTCTACAAAGATCTACCAATGCTCCACAAACCCCTGTTACTACTTCTAAGCAAATATTGACAGCGATAACTAAAATTACATTAAGTTCTTTAAGTGCTGCTATTACTGCGTCCGCAGGTGATATCATAAAACAAGATGGTACAGATGCATTTGGTGTGGTTGAAACTGGAGTGAGTGGTGCTACTACAGTAAATTTAATTGGAGTTGAAGGAACATTTAATACATCTGGAAACTTAAGGAGAGAAGGTGTTAGTGGTGCAATACAAAACTTATCATCAGTTCCTGCTGCTGCAACAAATGTATATGTAAATAAACCCCATTGGACTTCGACCCTTGATGGAGGTACGTTCTAAATGCAGCAAAATAGTGAAGTAGACATTAATGTGTTAGTGAACTTATATCATACAAAACTCGCAGCAGCATTAAACCAAAACGTTCTTTTGGAAGCAAAACTCCAAACTCTAAAAAACGATTTTGAGAAAGAAAAAAACGAACTTTTAGAGCAATTAGCAAATTCAAAGAGTGAATAATGGCAAAACCATCAACCAAACAAGGATTAATCGATTATTGTTTTCGTAAACTGGGAGCACCAGTTTTAGAGATCAATGTTGATGATGATCAGGTAGATGATTTAGTTGATGATACTATTCAGTATTATAACGAGCGTCATTATAATGGTATTGAGAGAATGTATCTCAAATACAAGATAACTCAGGATGATATTGATAGAGGTAGAGCAAACGGTACAACTGGAGTAGGAATTGTTACTACAACTGGAACATCTTCAAATGTCAGTGGACATGGGACAGTAACTAGCAATTTTTATGAAACTTCTAATTTCATAGCGATTCCAGAACATGTAATAGGTGTAAATAAAATATTTAAATTTGATACAAGTTCCATATCAGGTGGAATGTTTAGTATCAAATACCAGTTATTTTTAAATGACTTGTATTATTTCAACTCTGTTGAATTACTACAATTTGCAATGACAAAAAGATATCTTGAGGATATTGATTTCTTACTCACTACTGAGAAGCAAATAAGATTTAATCAAAGACAAGATAGATTATACTTAGATATTGACTGGTCATCACAATCAGTCGATACATTTATGGTGATAGATTGTTTTCGTGCTCTTGATCCTGACACATATACACAAGTTTATAATGATCCATTTGTCAAACTTTATTTGACTGCATTAATTAAAAGACAATGGGGACAAAATCTAATTAAATTTAGAGGAGTAAAATTGCCAGGTGGAATTGAAATGAATGGTAGAGAAATCTACGATGATGCCACTAGAGATCTTGATGCTCTGAAGCAAAGAATGGCAACAGAATATGAAACTCCTCCTCTAGATTTTATAGGTTAGTGAACAATGGCATTAAATCCATATTTTTTACAAGGTTCACGGGCAGAACAAAGGTTAGTTCAAGATCTTATAAATGAACAACTTAAGATTTACGGTGTAGAAGTAACATATATTCCAAGAAAATATGTTAATACAGAATCAATAATAGAAGAAGTTGCAACATCAAAATTTGATGATAACTTTGCAATTGAAGCATATGTGAATACCTATGATGGATATGCAGGTGCTGGAGATGTTTTAACTAAGTTTGGTATGAGTTTAAGAGATGAAGTTACTCTTACTATTTCAAAAGAAAGATTTGAAGATTTTATATCACCCTTTATGGATGCTGATGACGATATAGAATTATCATCACGTCCTCGTGAAGGAGATTTAGTATTTTTCCCACTTGGACAAAGATTATTTGAAGTAAAATTTGTAGAACATGAGAATCCTTTTTATCAATTAGGTAAAAATTATGTTTATGAATTAAAATGTGAACTCTTCGAGTATGAGGATGAAGTTATTGATACTTCAATTGAAGCAATCGATACTCAAGTTGCTGATGATGGTTATATTGCAAATCTACAACTTGTTGGAGTTGGTAGAACTGCAACTGCATCTGCAATTATTAATAGTGGTTACATTCGTGAAATATTCTTAAATAATGATGGATCAGGATTTACAGGAACTCCTATTGTTTCAATAAGTACATCTCCAAATACTTCAAGTGGTTCTGATGCGACTGCTGTTGCATTTACAACATCAAGAGCAAATGTAACATCCGTAGAGAAGATATTAATAACGAATGCAGGATTCGGATATACGGAAGCACCTACAATTACATTGTCAGGTGGTGGTGGAACTGGAGCTGCTGCTACTTGTTCAATTAATACAGCAACGAATGGTATCATCAGGTTTGTTGTTAATGATTCAGGTGTTGGATATGGAACAGCACCAATAGTTACCATACCTGTTCCAAATGCTGGTGTAGCAGCAGATAGAGCAACTGGTATTACATCTATCGGTATTGACCCATCAAGTGGATTTAATCGTGTGAATTCTATATTTGTATCAAATCCTGGAGCAGCATACACAAGTGCACCTACAGTTACAATATCTGACCCAGAGACTATTAGTGGAATTGGAACATATCATTTCAATGAGGTTGTTCAGGGAATGCGTTCAGGAACTCAAGCAAGAGTTAAAAATTGGGATTATGATACTAAAATTCTTAAGGTTGGTAATATTGGAATCGGAACAACTACAACAGGATTCTTTGCAGGTGAAGACATTAAAGGACTTACATCTGGTGCAATATTTAGTGTTTCTGTATTTGATGAGGATAATACTACCGATAAATATAATGAAGGTGACATATTTGAGTCAGAAGCAGACTTGCTAATTGACTTTTCAGAATCAAATCCATTCGGGAGTTTTTAAATGGGATATCCAAAACCTTATAAAATACCATATGATCCTTGGTTTGATTACAACATTCCAGCAGCAATAAATGATGCTTTACAATGTTGGATAGCAACTGAAAATACTGCAAAGTGGACAACTGAAGTTGATGAAACTGTACATTCTAAAATGTATGATTTGGCAACAGAAAGTGGTTTGTTATTAGGTGGATCGGAGTTATTAGCGTAGAAAAATGTTAGGAAATTATTTTTATCATCAAATTATAAGAAAAACAGTTATTGCATTCGGCACACTGTTTAATGATATTCATGTGCAACACGATGATAGTGCAGGAAATGTCATATCAGATATCAAGGTTCCGATTGCATACGGACCAAGACAAAAGTTTTTAGCAAGAATTACACAGCAAGCAGAATTAAATAAGGCAACTCAAATTACATTACCAAGAATGTCTTTTGAAATAACAAATATTGCTTATGACTCTGCAAGAAAAGCAGGTATCACACAAACATTTAAAGCAAAGGATGTTAATAATGATCAGATGAAAAAGGTCTTTATGCCAGTACCATACAATCTTGGATTTGATTTAAATATATTAGTAAAAACTCAAGATGATGGATTACAAATATTAGAGCAGATATTACCTTTCTTTCAACCAGGTTTTAATATATCAATTGATTTAGTAAAGTCAATCGGTGAGAAAAGAGATATTCCGATGGTGTTATCAAATATTGCACAGCAAGATGATTATGAGGGAGATTTTGTTACGAGAAGAGCATTAATATACACTTTATCATTTACAGCGAAAACATTCTTCTTTAACCATATTGCTCAAACTCCAGAAGGACTTATCAAAAAAGTTCAGTTGGATTACTATTCAAATACAAATACTCAAACAGCATCAAGAGTTCAAAGATATACTGTTGTACCAAAAGCGAAGAAGGATTATAACGAAGATGAAGTTATAGATACTGCAGATGACTTATTAATTGAACCAGGTGATGATTTTGGATTTACAGAAACAAGTTCATTCTTTGGGGATGCAAAAGACTTTGCACCTAA